CACCAACTGGCACAGCCGGTGAGGAAAAGACAGCATATAGCCAACGACCCCACATTTGGATTTATCCACAGGATTCTCAAGGTGGTGAAATGGTGCTGCCATTCCTTTACTATAAGAACTGGTTGGATGCTACATCATCTGTAGATCTGACGAATATGGGAACGATAAGTTTTCAATCTTTTGGTAGTTTAGCTAATGCTAATGGTGCCACTGGAGACATTGAGATTGTTGTTTATGCATGGGCTGACAATATTGAAGTTGCTGGACCAACAGTTTCTTTGGCTGTTCAGTCTAAGGATGAATACCAAGATGATGGAGTTGTTTCTAAACCAGCATCAGCAATTGCGAGGGCAACTTCAATGCTGAGTAGTGTTCCAGTAATTGGACCGTTTGCTACCGCAACATCACATGCCGCAGAAGCTGTATCGAAAATCGCTTCTTTGTTTGGGTATACAAACACTCCTGTCATTGATGATATTCATCAATTTCAGCCCGCACCTTTTCCAAATTTGGCCTCTACCGATATTGGTATGCCTATCGATAAACTTACGCTCGATGCAAAGAATGAATTGTCCATTGATCCATCAATTGCAGGCTCTACAACAGATGATGAACTTATTATAAGTAATTTCTGTGCTCGTGAAGCGTGGTTCTTCGAAAATACATGGTCAAGTGCGGATACTATTAACACCAGTCTGTTTTATGCAAAGGTTTCCCCGGCACTGTATACAAGAGATACATCTGGACCGACGCCTATTCTGTGGAACACACCTATGTCTCATGTCTCTGACATGTTTGAATATTGGAGAGGAGATATTATTTTCCGATTCAAGTTTATTTGTTCAAAATACCATCGTGGTAGAGTTCGAATTAATTGGGACCCTCACGGTGATATAGGAACAATTGGTGATTATACCACTGAGACGTACACCAAAATTGTTGACATAACTACTGAGACTGATGTGGAATTCCGTGTTCCATATACACAAGCTTTGGCTTATCTTCGGATCTTACCGGGTAAGGATAAACACTTTGCCGCGGCATCAACTTCAACAGCAGACGTGGGTATTAACCATAATGGTATTATTACTGTTCGCGTGTTGAATCGTCAGACTTCACCAATAACATCAGCTGATATTCGTATGCTGGTTTTTGCGAGGGGAGCTGACAACTTAGAATTTGCTGTTCCTAAAGAGATCGATACATCGTATTCTCCTTATGCTGTTCAGTCGTATGATTCTCGTATGGATATTGACAACACTGTGCATGAGATGGGTGTTAAACCATCGGTTGCCGATCCAAATATAAACTTGACTTATTTTGGTGAATCAATTGTTTCGCTTCGCCAACTTATGCGTCGCCAGAGTTTGTATAAACGATTAGTGGCAGCAGCTGGGTCGTCCATCAACACAATTTATTTGACGACATTCAAGTTAGCTAGATTGCCATTGTATCCAGGTTTTGATACTAATGGTGTTGATTTGGCTACAGGTGTTATTTCAAGTTTACCAGAACGGTACAATTACACTAATTGGCTACCCACAACCTGGGTTGGTCAGTGTTTCGTAGGAGTACGTGGTTCTGTGTTATACTCCGTTAATGCCAATGGCCAACAAGACTGTAAGACAGTAATTTGCGCTCGTGAATATGGTTTGCATAGCAATTCCAATGCAGCGTCGTCGCAATCTTTTGCTGGTAACGGTGCTTTGAAACAGTCTATTCAAACTTCGCATTTGGCTGGTAATTCGGGTATGACGATGACAAACCAGGTAACTCAGGCTGGCATTACTACAATGCTGCCAATGTATGCCAATGTCAAATTCATTATGAATTCGCCAGATACACGTAGTGTAGGTAGCAGTGATGATGACTCTCTTAACGATGCTATGAGAGTACAAACTCTTTATCAAACTCAAACTAGTTCTTTCAACGATACTTTCGTTGATTTGTACTGTGCTGCAGGTACAGATATGAGTTTTGTTTTCTTCATCAATGTACCCGCCGTGTACATTTACAATACCGTACCAACACCATTACCTTAATGGTTTGTAATCGGTTTCTAGTAGCC